GACTCAATGAGTGTATTTTCTGTACTGTCAGAACTATCTATTCTTGCGAATGCTTTGAAGTCAGCTATACTTACTACATTAGTTATCCAAGCTGTCTGTGTTGTTAATCCACTCATTGTTTATCCTTATTTTTTTTTAATACTTTTTTTCTTTTTTTGTACTTCAGTTATAACTTTCTTTTGAGTTACAGATTTTGCTTGTTCTGCAACACCATTGTTTAACCATTTAGAAGCTAATTTCATTTGCCATTCTGCTGACATATCCATTACACTGTCTTTCTTGTAAACCATAGTCGATGAACCTGCTTCATTAGCAGTTGCTAACTTATCTTGTTTCATTTTAATTTTCATAAATTCTCCTTTAAATTTTAACAAGAGGGGGAAATACCTCTCGGCAGGATCCCCCTCCATATATTAACTTTACGTTAATTAGTCGTTTGCTTGGTTAGCAGTTGGTCCAGAGATTGGATCTCCTAATACAACTGTTAAACCTACGATAGTACCTGTAGAGTGAGTCCCTGCGTGAGTTACTACACCTCTTACATATCTTTTACCACCAACATAACCTAATTTGTATGCTTGTGCTGCGTGAGCAGGTGCATCTACCACTTGGAAGATACCACTACCATCAACTGTACCACCAGTAACCAATGTGTTGTTAGTTACGGCTGCAAACCCTGAAGCTGGAGCATCTGAATCTTCTAAAGAAAAAGAAAATTTATTTGTTCCGTTCAAAGTTATACCAGCTGCACCCACATCAGCAACTAAAGTTACAGATTGAAAACCTTTAGTATCAATACCTGTACCATTTGCTGACGCAGTTCTGACAACAGCAGACAAACTGTGATCAACTTTAACATTTTGTGCTAAATCTTTCATTGTTTATTTCTCCTATTGTTATAATTACTGGATAGTAATTGTTGTTATTGCTTCTGGTAATATTACTTGACCACCCACTCTTCTTCTAGCGATGTATCTTACATTACCTGAACTAGCTTGTGTAAAAGGATCTCTCATAATTGAAAGATTTACTCTGTCCACAATCATATATGCTCTTCTTATATCACCAAACACTACTGGTTTAGTTCCATCTGCAATATCTGCCAAGTCTGATGCTTCAACAACTGGGTGTCCTAATAAATTAGAACCGATTCCCATTTGGTAAATTCCAGGTTGGAAAATATATTGGTTTGCATCATCTTTTAACTTTCTGATTGCAGAAAGAGTTGCTCTATTGAACAACCATGTTGCGTTTCTCATATATTCAGATTTTACATTGTGTGCTGCACCGATTAAATCGTCTGCTGCTAAAGCATCATTTGCTGCAGTTGTTATAGTTCCAACACTAGCATTCGAGATAAGACCTTGTGGCTTACCGATTGAATCACCAGATATGAAAGCATTTCCCTCTGCTTTTGCAAATTGTTCTGTGAACTCTGCGTTCATTTCTGCTTCAAGATTGAAAACTGAATCTTCAAGTTCTTGTTCAGAAATATCTACTAGAGCATATACTTCGTGAGCTGGAATTTCTTCCAAACCTACACTGTATCCAGTTGTTTCACTTCTAGTGCCTTGTTCAGCAACCCATTGTGCTGCAAAAGTTCCTGTTCTTTTTGGAACTTGTACACTTCTTTGAGTTGTTGTTCTTACTCTAGCTAGTGATCTTACTGGGCTATACTCTATGATGCCTTTGATTAACTCTCTCACATACTCAGGTGGAGCAAGGTAACCAGCTGTTGCATCGTTAGATACAGTTAAAACTTTAACCTCATCAGGTGAAAGTCCTTCTTTTCCCTCTCTTAACCATTTATCGTAAACTTTCTTTTGCATTGATTCAGCTGGTGAACCTTTACCAAAGTCAGGTCTTGATACAATAGTTTCAAGTCTTGCCATTTGCTCTTGTTGTGCCTTTTGCGAAAGTTCGTTTGCTTTCAATGATTTCTCAATGTCAGCATACTTATCTAATTCTTTGTCGATTTTAGATAACTTTTCTTCCGTCACAGGATCAGAAGCACCTTTGCTTTCGATCTGTTTTAGTCTTTCATCATTTGCGTTTTTGAAAGATTCAAAAGTTTTACCAAGAGTTTCTACAGCAGATTTTACTTCGTTATTATCCATTGTTATTTCCTCTTTGTTATTGTTTAATTATGTCAGCGACTTTGTTTATTAAGTCAGCTAACTGTTTGTTGTCATCACCAGCATCTCGCTGAGATAAAGACTCAGATAATGCTTTCGCACCAATCTTAGCCTCTGTCCGAGAAAGACCTCCTGCTTCACGCAAGATTTTTTCCCACTCTCGAATATTTTTAGCATTGCCTTTTACAGTTTCAATTAAAGCACTTTCGTTCATTGGGAAAGTTACTAAACTGATTTCCATAAGATCAACTTCTTTAAGAGTTCTAGTGCCTCTTTTACTTTCGTTGTATCCTTGCTTTTCAGGGTCTGCTCTAAATCCTATAGACATACCATCTAATGCACCCATCTTTAATAGTTCGTATGCTTCACGACCTTTTTGAGTACCCATAGCTAGTTTGCCTTTAACAAATAAACCTTTTTCATCTTCGTACATATCCTCAAATACTCCGATAGGTTCATCTGTTTTATGTTGATATAATAATTTTACTTTTCTTGCTGGTCTGGTTTTTAAAGATTTAGTGAAAGCACCTTTTTGCATTATATCACTACCTTGATCTTCATTACCAAATATAGAACCATAACCAGTAAAAGTTCCTTTATCACCATTCGCTTTTACTTCTGAATGAAAAGTAAGTTTTTTAATTTCAGTATCGCATTGACAAACTCCGTCATCTTGACATATACAAACACTTTTCATTGGTTTCTTTTTAGGTTTCTTGTGATATTTATCTTCTTCTTCTTCTGATCCATAACCTTTGCTAATTGCTTCTTCGTAAGCAGAGTGTGTACCACAAGGCATAAAAATTGTTTTGCCATCTTTAGTCATACTGTGAATACCTACACAACCTATTTCTTTTGCTTTATCTCTAGCTTCAGTAGGGTTGTCGTACATATCTTCATCTCTTGCTTCTTTCATGTCATCTTCTGGTTTTTTTGCTTTAGATGAGATAACATCTGTCAAAGACTTTATAGCTTGTCCCATCTTTTCTATATCGTTCATAGAATATTCCTCCTTTTTTCCATTTTCATATTGAGAACTACATACAGCTAATCTTTGATCTGTTGCTGGATATTCAGAAATAGACTTGTCATCTGACATGCATCTACTAATGAAATCTTCTCTCTTTTCTTTATTGTTAGGTTTTACTAAAGGCATTATTTTTTCCAAATTTTTCCTTTAGCTTTGCTTACCCATTTGTATTTATCGTTGCTTCTACATAAAGCAATTCCAATTATTATTCCAATTATTATTTCCATTTTGTTTCTCCTTATAAGAAGTCAGGTGTTGTATATATTGCAGCACACCGACAGTTGATAGTATTACCTGCTGACCCTCTAGGATCTCCAGGATATTTTAAAAGTTCTCCTCCTACAACAAAGCTACTTTCTAATGCAGTCTTTTGACCACTAGCTATTGCGTGAGTAATTCTTGTTCTTTCATCTTGTATAGCCACCCATTCTTTAATTGTACCAGCTATACCCATAGACTCTGCAACTGTTTCGTTTGCAAAAGATGCAACTCTATGCGTTTCTGTTCTAGCAATAAGGTTTGCTCTATATACACCCATACCGATAAGTGTATTTCTTAAAGCTGTACCTGTTGCTTCTGTAGATAAACCATCATTATAACTTTTATCTATAACTTTAGCTAATCTCTTTCTAGTTGTATCATCAATTTCTGTAACCCATATACCAGTTTCAGTATCAATAAATTCTTCTAATCTTCTATTAAATTCAGCATCAAAGTCTTTTACAAAAAATTGACCTAGAGCATTCTGTTTAAAGGCATTCGCTATTACCATATACTGTACTCTAAATATTCTTTTTAGCTGTTCTGTCTGTTTTCTTAATTCTATATCTAACTCTATCTGACTTCTATTACTGTATGCAATTTTTACTTTATCGCCAAACTTGTTGAAGAAAATCTTTAAAACATTTCTAAAATTTTTTCTGTATGGTTCTCTTAATCTGTTTTGTGCATACCAAGTTCTTTCTCTAACTTGTTTGAATGTAAGTAATTGTCTTTTATTAAAAATCATTTTTTTTCTTATCCTTTACTTTTTTCTCTAACACCCACTTAACCATAGAGGTTTGTGGGTTAAAACTAGCTTCACTTAATTTGCAAGAAGTTAAAAGTATTAATATTAATAAACTAATGCAGTTTTTTAATGTCATAAGATTCTAAATCAAATAATTCTTTTAAGTCAGTTACATACTCTCTTCTACCAAAGTCTATGCTCTGTGTTAAAAAGATGTACGATGCATGACCTGCTGCTTCTTCCTTACTATTAAAATCACCTATTCTTACTACAACTTCAAATCTTTTTGTTTTCTTATCTTTTTCAACATAAAGTCTAACGTCTTTCATTATGTTGCTAAAGGGTGTCCACTTGGTAATAAATCCAAATCAAACTTCCCTCCTCTAAATTTTCCTGTTCTAACTGCAAATAGAAAAGCATTTACTCTAGCGTAAGCCCACTGTTCTTCTGAAGTTACACTAGGTCTTACACTTCCTGGATTAGTTCTATAAGCACCTATACCTCTTTTAAATACAGCAGATAACATTCTTAATGTAACTCTTTTTCCTTTTTTATCTCCGTGCTTTTCATTATGCTTATCAACTTTATTTTGTAATCCTTTTTTAACTGCAGCAGTAACTTGTTTTTCTTCAATCTCATCTTCATAGAATTTATCTCTTTCTCTATCAATCTGTCCTGCTACTTTTCTTGACCAACTAAATCCTGCATCTCCGCCCCATAATGCCCAAGCTATTCTACCATTAGACGGATAACCATCTTCTCCAGGTCTAAATCCTTGTGCTTCTTTATCGCTCTCGTGTCTGCTAAAAAAACTAAGC